AATTGTGATACATTAGGTTTAGCCATATCATCTGGTTTATAAAAACATATATCACCATTTGATTTATCAACAACTAGAAAGCCACCTGCTTTTGTACCACATCCTGCTTCATAACCTGCTAACTGGGCATGATAACCAAAAGGGTCATCACCTACTATCTCACCTGATTTAAATTTCTTAAAACTAAATGATGAAGCTGACTTAACATCACATATCTCACCATCAATTATACTATCTATATGTCCTGCTACACCTTCTACTTCTACTTTTCTTTGTTGGTCTTCTACTTTATGACCTGCTAATTCTGCTAAGTATAGTACTAAGTGTTCAATGATATGACCATACAAAAATTTTAAATTCATTCCTGCATCTTCATCTTTCCTATCCTTAGGACTATGTTTATCATACCATAGTTGTCTAGATGGTTTACCTATAGAAGACATTCTTAGTTGTCCTTCTTTATCTGGTCTTACTCGTGGTGTGTTCCAAGCTAACATAGCTTCTTTAATATTCTTTAAGAATACATCCATGTTTTTATCTGTCATGTTCAGAGATTTACCTTCAGAAATACCAGCAATCAAAGATTTAATATCGTCTGCTAATGTACTAATGTGTTTCTGACCAGTTGTTTCCGATTTTATATTTTGCATTTAGTGGACACCTTACATTTAATTGTTTACCTGCATCTACAATTGATTGTACTGCTAACTTTCCAAACTCTTCTACTCTATTCTCTTCAACTTCGTATTGGAACTCATCATGTACATTCACTACTGGAAATGCTTTTATTTTATTTATACTAACATATTCCTCTAACAATGTCAACGCATATTTCATAACAGTTGCACCTGCACCTTGAAGTAAAGTGTTTAATGCTGCATGAGGATATCTTATTATTATTTTTCTTCCGTCAAGTCCTTTAACCCATCTTCTACTAGCAATTCTTTCTACCTTTTCTCTTAAACTTCTAAGGCTTGGTGTTGCTTTTAAAAACTTTTCCTTAATTTTTTCACCATCTTTTTCTGAACCTCCAATAATACTACCTATCTTTTTTGAACCTGCTCCATAGATGAATGCATAAATAAAAGTTTTACTTTCATCTCTTGAATTTAATCCAGCAGCAAGTTGATTAGTAGTATGTATATCACCATTAACAACTTCATGTATATAATCTTTATCATTCATGTAGTGTGCTAACATTCTTAACTCTAAACCTGAAGCATCAACTCCAACTAATTTATAACCTTTGTTTACTACCCATAATGCTCTACATTCTTTTCCGTACTCAGAGTACACAGCAGGAACTTGAGCCATGTTGGGCGACTGATGGCTCATCCTTCCAGTTATTGTTCCGTTAGTAATAACTTTACCATGTACTCTTCCGTCTTCCTTAACAGCTTCAATCCAAGAACTTACTTGAGCAATTCTTTTCTGTAGCATTAGGAATCTTTTTATTAGTTTAGCTTCAGGAATATTATGTATCTGTGATAATACTTTCTCATCTACAATCGTATGTCCTTTATCAGTTTTCTTTTTTGGTTTCCATCCAAGAAGAACTAATCGTTCAGCAATCTGTTGCCTTGAACCTAAATTAAATTCTTTATATTTTACCTTAGTAAAAGGAACTCCTTTAATATAACCTCTTGATTTGTTATTAGACTTAGGTATGAATACTGTTTCTACTTTTAATGGTGGGAATGTTTCTCTAACCTTTGAAGTTAAATCATTCATGTCTTCTTGAAACTTACATTGTAATTCATAAGCATCAATGATATTAAGTTTGAAACCTTTTTCATGTTGACCTTGAATTATCTCTGCAGTTTTATGTTCTAACTCTATTGATTGTCCAAAGTCTTTTGTTTTATTAATTAAAAATTTATATAACTTAGCAGTTACATCAACATCATTTCTACAATAGGTTAACATTTCTTCAGTAAAGAAATCAAATTGTTCAAAGGGTATCTTACCTTGTCCTAACTTAGTTCCCCAGTTTCTTAATGAATGTCCACCTTCTATCATAGGATTTAATAATCTAGATAGTACTAATGTATCTGTCTTCTTACAATGTGCAAACAAATCATAACCAAAAATTTTATTAACAACTGGTATATCAAATCCAATTATGTTATGACCTATTACTTCTTCAGTTTGTTTTATAAACTCTTCAAACCTATGAAGCTTATCTTCTCTAAACTGATAATAGGTGTCACCATGTTTACACACGATGCACCATATTTTATCAGCCGTCATGGTTGTTTCTATATCAAATACAACCTTATTAAAAGTCATCAGACTTTACCTCTGTTAATCTACCAGTATCTATATCGTATCTTAAGTCACAACAAGGACCAGTAATACCAGAGAATCTATTCTTTAGTACTCTTATTCTAGTAGTATTCCTAACCTCAGGGTCATCATTTTGTGCGTCTCTCTCAAGCCCTATAACTATATCACTTAGTTGACCTATACTTGCTGACCCTCTAAGTTGTGATAGTGATGTTGCTGCACCTTCCTCGTGACCCTTACCCTCTGGTCTTCTTAAGTGTGATACAACTATCAAAGATATACCTGTCTCTTGAACAAGTGTTCTAAGTCTAGTCATAATTTCATCTAATGCTCTTCTCTCATCTCCGTGTTGTTGGTCGGAAACAATAATACTTATATGGTCAATGACTACATACTTACAATCTAAACCTTTGGATAAGAACCTAACTCTTGAAACAATATTATCAATAGAGTTAGAACCAAAATGGTCAAACATAAATACTCTTCCAGTACCTAGTGTAGCATCAAAGTAACTTTTCATTTCTTCTTTACTAACATGAACATCTGGTAAGTGTAATCTTTGATTAGCTTCAACACTCATCAAACCTTTTGATGTTATAACTGGTGTCTCTTCTAACATTAACAAACCAATATTATCTTCAGTTGATTTTATAATATGATGAACTACTTCTCTCATTACTTGTGTCTTACCTAGTCCACTACCTGCAGTAAATGTTACTAACTCGGATGGTCTTAATCCATAAGTAATTTTATTCAATCCTTCAAATGGATATTGAACAAATGATTTAGTCATTGGTTTTAATACATCATCTAATAATGTATTAGCATTTATAATACCATCTGGTGCAAATACTTTTGCATCCCAAAATGCTTTGTTATAAATCTGTATTTTATTTTTTGTTAAACAATCAGACGCATCTTTAAACCCTTCAGGTAAATGCATAATCTTACATTTTCCTGGTGAGAATAACTCTGCTACCTTCATAGCACCATCGATACCATGCTCATCGTTATCAAAATTTAAAAGAACATTATCAAAATTATTTTCTAACCATTCTAAACTTACCTTAATATCTTTTACAGCAGACGCAATACCATTCTTAATACTAACTACTGGTGTATGATAAGTACCCTTGACCATCATCTGATATGCAGATAAACAATCTAACTCTCCTTCAGTAACTATAATGTATTTGTTTTTAGAAAAAAGATGTTGACCAAACAGACCAGAGTTTTTAGTATTACCTTGTATACTAAATTCTTTTAGCTTAGTGTATCTAGTTTTAGTTGCTATCTTAGCACCTTGTATATCGTGATAAGGATAGTAGTGACTTGTGATTGAACCCATACTATCCATCTTAACTGTAACCCCAAACTTTTTACAAGTCGGTTCAGAGATTCCTCTATCTACAATTTCTGCATAGTTAGAATCTTGCATAAAGTTTTTAACTTCATATTCGTTATTACTATTTGTTGTTGTTGGTTGTGAGTGCATATCGTATTCCTTTATGTATTCTTGACATGAAAAACAATACGCAGAATTATTTGCGTTCACAGATACTGCATCACTACTTGAACATAGTGGACAGGGTAAGTGAAACTTTACAAATCCTTTGTTATTTACTTCTTCCATTGTCGCCCTTATGGTTATTACTATTCAAAAAAAAAGGAAGCCAACTCTACTACAAGCTGACTTCCCTCAGGATAATGATAAATGATGACACACTAAATGTCCTTCACTTATAAGATGTTATACTAAAAATCTTCCTTAATGTCAACACTTGCACTAGAGCCATCTGAGTTTTTAATTGTAACTGTAGCAGTATTTTCTTCTACTTCAAACTCCTCTCTTGGTGAGTACTCGATTAAGTCCATCACTTGAACAGCTTGTAAGTCTAGTCCTGTACCCTTCTTACCTTTGAAGTTCCATTCATAGGGTCTGTACATTACCTTAACCTTACTGCCATTACCTACTATCTTATCAAGTGGTTGTTTACCAGCATCAACTAAAGTTGGTTGACTATTCTTATCACCATTAGCTTTAGATACTTTTCTTTTAAATCTAACTATGTTAGATATTGTTTGTTCATCGATAACAGTTTCTCCTACAGAGATTCCTTGACTTCGAATATCTTCTGCTGTAGCATCATCAACTGCTAAGTCGATTCTCCACATAGGTTCAAACTTTTCGTTTGGTCGTGTCAGAGAAGCCCAGTATGCTGTGCCTTCAATTATAGCCATATGTATTTCCTTTGTTATTATTGTTAATTGTTATTGTAACACTATCATACTTCATCGTCTTTGTCAACACTTGTTTTAACTTTATTCTCAAGCATTTCTTCTATCTTCTTATCGATGTTTAGTTTAATAGTTTGTTTCTTGTTCAGCTTTTCCTGAAGTTCAGCTATCTTAGAACCCATAGATTGAACATCATTATTAGCCTGTTCTAATTGTATTAGAATTTTTTTAATCTTACTATCCTTTTGAGTTATAGTTTCGTTTAACTCTTGTTTCTCTTTTGTTAATTCAGAGATTGTAGATTTGTATTCAGTAAGTAAAGTTTTATCTGTCATATATTTTTTAGTTGTCTTGCATATAAGTAATCATCTTTATCTTCATGCTCCTCATAACAAGTGTCACAAAGTTTTATATTCCTATCTGATTTATACCTTCTCATAGTTCCTCCATGTTTACTACACTCACACTTATGGCAAGTATCTTGAAAGTTTAAACCACCATCCATCATTCCCATATTATTTTATGCTTATACATTCTTCAGTAAATAATACTTTCAAAGGTAACACTACACACTTGGATGCTCTATAGTCTCCAATACTTTTAGTGTGTGTCTTCTTGTATTTCTTTACAATCTTTTTTAATCTTGATACTCTAAAGACTAACATACAATGTTCCTTACCATCAAGTTCTAATATATGAAACCACCATTTAGATTCTGTCTTGTCTATGCCAGATGGTTTATCTCTGAACTCATACTCGATAGCAATGTTGCCTGTCTTTCTCCACCATGCTCTCTCTGTTTTAATTTCTACCTTACTATCTTGAAGTAAGTCTGCTACTCTCTTCTCTCTTATCTGTCCGTACTTTAAATCTAAGTCGAACTTAGTATTCTTTTTTCCTGTTGCCATTAGTATTGTACCTCTTGATGAAAGCTACAGATGTAATGTGTTAAAAATTTATTAAGATTTTTATTCTTAAATAAATTCTTAGCATCAGCATCCTTAAGCTGTTTAAACTTTTTGATTATAAATGTTGGTTCTAAATTTGCGTTATCGCATATATCACAGAAGTGATTATCTGTTTTGGAAAACCAAGCATTAGCTTCCTTGATTATCTCTCGTCTCTTATTACCCCATGCATGAATGTCTACATCTAAAGCATCCATGATGGCTCTTACTATAATACTTCTATAAAGAAGTATGCAAGGTGTGATTGCTCTACCCTCGCCTTGTGCATTATTACTACTGTTTAATATCATAGTTCATTTTATCAAATGAACAATACCTAATCTTACTCTGCTGTACAATCGTCTAGTGAAACTTTTTTATTAGTAGCCTTATCAGTATTAGATTTTTCTATCTTAAGTTTAAATGTTTCTTCATCTATCTCTTCTACTGTATGTCTAGTAAGTTTAACATCACGATTAATTATATTAGAATAAGTACTCCAGTTCAAATCCTTTTTAGCTTGTTCCAATGTAGTGCCTGAATTATAATAGTCTTCAACGCATACCTCTACATTGACCCATGTTTTTTTTAAAAAGAATTTGCTCATATTAGTATTGTCCTGTCTGTAAAATGTTTTTGAATAAAAGGTTATGTCTTTTATGTGAAGACAGTAACTCTATTATACCCTTAAACATTTGCTCTCGCAACCCTGTATTAAAATAAATATATCTAATAATATCAAGGGTTTACACACAATTTATTTGCCTTTCATTAATTAATTATGCTGGTTGATGACCTATCTCTACCATTATTTTCCAATGTTTTCTATCTGCCATTTGGCATTGGTCAAACTTTGCCATGGCATCATCAGCATTTAAAGCATTGATAAATAAATCAAAATTAAATAACTGATTATGAAATACATAAACAGCATTGTCTACTGCATCTCTTTTTTTTAAACTATACTTTTTCTTTTTCTTCATGTCAACTCCTTTGTAATTGTTATTCCTCTCCACATTGCAGGTTCTCTTTTAATG